ATATCAATGACACAGTTGGACTTTTGGTTGGAGGAACCCCATGCCAATCATTCTCAGTTGCTGGACTCAGAAAAGGACTCGAAGACCCAAGAGGAAACCTTGCCCTTACCTATGTTGGAATTCTTGACAAGTTTAGACCCAAGTGGTTCATATGGGAAAACGTGCCGGGTGTCCTCAGTTCAGGCGGTGGAAGGGATTTTGGTTCCTTTCTCGGAGCGGTGGCCGAATGCGGGTATGGGTTCTCATATCGGGTGCTTGACGCTCAATACTTTGGAGTACCACAAAGACGTAGAAGAGTCTTTGTTGTCGGATATCTTGGAGACTGGAGACCTCCCGCAGAAGTATTATTTGAGTCCGAGAGCCTGTCAGGGAATCCTAAACCGAGCAGAAAGACGAGGCAAAGTGTTGCCGGCTATGTTGAAAGCAGCTTTGGACAATATCGTGAAGATGTCATTGCCGGAACAACCAAAGCAAGTGGAGGAGTCCTAAGCGGTGGCTCAGAAACATTTATCGTAGGTGCATTGGCCATACCAATTCACGCACAGGCTACACAATTCAAGGGGGGCGGCAACAGCAGAAATAACGATGGCAAAGGCAATGGTTTAGGTGTTGGACATCCTGGTGATCCAATGAATACTTTGGATACGTCAAGCCGTCACTCAGTTGCCTTTGGTTGGCAAAATTCACCATCGCAAAGTATGTCTATGGATACAATAAGCCCCACATTGGATAAAAGCAAAACTCCAGCAACAATGCATAACATGGCTGTCCGCAGACTGACACCAGTTGAGTGCGAAAGATTGCAAGGATTTCCTGATAACTACACAAACATTAGAGAGAACTGCCCAGATGGCCCAAGATACAAAGCAATGGGCAACTCAATGGCTGTGCCGGTGATGCGATGGATTGGTGAACGAATAAACAGGCTAGAGCATGGGTACACACGATAAAGACGTATACACAAAGGCTGTACAGGCTGAGTCTAGTATTACTGGCAAGCGCTGGTGCAGTAATTGTCAATACAGCGTACATATAGAAGGTGGCAATTGGAAAGTAAGCGCAAAGGGCAGAGTCAGGCGGTGGATGTGCAAGGATTGTTACCAGAGTCAGGCGGTGGATGTGCAAGGATTGTTACCGAAGGAAGACAGAGAGGGAGAGCAAATAAATGTATTACGACCCATCTGTTTCGCTTGTCGTAAGGTTCACCCAACATCAAGGCTGGTTCATCTGCCGAATGGCAGAGCGGTTGGATCCTATTCAGACGAGTTTAGGGTGTACTGTGAGGCCAAATGGGTCTTTCGAAAGTTTAGATCCAAGCGAACTCGGCAACTGTACCTCAAGGAAGTGGCAAGGGTGCGTGGCGAGGCTGGCTATGCTAAGTTGTACGCAGCCATGTTAGATATCTGGAAGAGAAAGCAAGAGCAATGATTTGTGTGAATGATGGCTGTGACAGCTTTGAGATTAAGGTAGCTGAGACGAGGGCGCATGAGACTAAGAACTGGATTAGAAGACGTAGAGTGTGCAAGGAGTGTTATTGCTCGTGGTGGACAGTAGAACTCGGTGAATTTGAATTGAAAGATAATCCTTTACAAACTCATGGCTAATCTGCTAAAACATCAATTCGGGGCCATAACCCAGCCCTTTGGAATGGAGTGTTGCCAGACCAAGATAAACGCAGCTGAATCACAAGGGATGACCATCGAAGAGATCGGGCCTAGCATTGTGATGGCGAATAGCCTAAGCATGGCGATAAACGATAGACACTCTCGAAAGAGATATCTCGCTTATATAAGCGGGTGAGGTTCTATTCAATGAATTTTGATATCCCAAAGAAACCTAAGCTAAAGCTAAAGACTGCGATGCCAGACCAAAGGCAGATAGCAGTTATGCCACTAAGAGCGTTAAAGGATAAGACTCTCAGGAATGGAGCTATCAGAGTTCTTGGCTTAGTCTGTAGCTATGCCAACAGAGCTGGGATTACATGGGTGGGGCAAGAGCGCCTGGCACGAGACCTCGGAGTTACACGCTCTGCCATCACGCAGTACATCACCATATTAAAAAAAAAGAATTATGTTGAGATATTGAATAAAGGCAGAAAGCTCAACTTCACCTCAACGATGAGGGTTATTTATAACGAGAAGTTATGTGCAGCGGATGCGATAGCGGTGGCTGCGAGTACCGAGGTAGCAAGCGAGTGGTTGAGAGCAATGGTGAGGCAGTATTGGCTTATAACAGCAAGTTGGAGATAGTTAGTCTCTTATATGGAAAAATATATAAAGACAAGAAGACAATAAATGAGCTAGACCTGAAGGCTATCGAGGTTGCAGAATCGATAGGTTTAACCAATGAGCAGTTCGCACATGACCTAGAGCTGTGGCTGAGAGCCAGACCAGAGCGACCAGCCTCCATCATTGACTACAGCCATGGCTTGTAACGTACCCAATCGGTGGTATGCATACGGCACAGGCAGAGGTGGGTGTGTATACAGAAAGCACGATGCCCTCTGCGCTTGGCTGGAGGCGGTCTGCCAGCGAGTGGCATACCTCTCCCCCCACCCTTGCCACTATGGGCGGGGTGCATCTCACAATTTTTCCCCACTTTTTTAAGGAGGTAACATGGAATTAGTCGCAGACAATTACTTTTACGAGAGGAGCGAGTAAATGGAAGAGCAAGAGAAGTTGAAACGAGAGCTGCACAGTTGTAGTCTTGGCTTACTGAGACAGGGTTTCTCCCTACAAGCAGTTATTCATGCGATGATAGTGGAGTCTCAGAGGCTGTCGGAGTCAGCAAACGTAGTAGAGGCAATTGAAGAAAGTAAATTTAAACCATAAGTGAGGAGCAATAAATGAAATATGAAATGAAAGAAGGTAGCTTTACGCTATTTGTTAACGACAGAAAGCGTGGAGAAACAGATGCTGATTGGACAGGATCCATCAAGTTAGCTGATGGCATCGAGTATTGGTTCAATGCGTATGAGAAACAGGCTAAGACAGGCAAGAAGTACCTAGCCGGTAAGATCGGTAAGCCCAAGCAAGCTGGTTTTACTCCTCGTGGCAACGATGAGATGCCCAAGTCAGATAGCGATATTCCATTCTGATGGCTAGAGTTAAGTCAAATCTAAGTACGCAGATCCCCTCCATGCAGAACTGGGGTGGGATTCGGTCTATACAGAAGAGGTTAGAGCGCTCCGCTACCATTATGGAGAACAAGGAGGCGGTGGCTTATAGCCTACTCTGTATGGCCAACACCAAGATTACGGATATTATGGAGTGGGATGACCAGGGCAAGATCCAAGTCAAGGCATCTAAGGATATTCCCGAACACGCTCTACAAGCCATCCGCAGTATTAAGGTTAATAAGGATGGTAACCTAGAGTTAGAGCTGTACGACAAGGTTGGAGTGCTGCGCCTACTAGCCAAAGCCTCTGGATTACTGGATAGCCCAGAGGATTCAGATAAGCCATCGGTTATCGGCATCAATATCAAGCCACCCGATATTGAAGACATCGAAATAAAATAACAACAACCCCTTTACTTTTCTATTTTTTTAGGAAAGAATCTCGTTTATAGCGATATCGCTATTTAACTGAGGAGATTGTGATGACCACGTTTACGACTGAAGATAGAGAAGAAGCGATGCGTAATAGTTGTGAGCATTGCGGAGAGCGGTTGCCGATTGATGAGATCCACCATTGTGCCAATACAGAGCCAGTTCCATTTGCTGGCTTTATTCCATTAGAGGATGAAGAGTCTGATAACGAAAAGCTGTGCAGACTAGCCAATGATATGGAGTTCAGTATTAATACTAGGCTTGGGCGCTCTGGTGTCCGCTGGGCGGGAGACTAAGATGCCAATCAAGTCTGAGTTCTGGCACATCCTACAAAAGCATATTGCGCTGAGAAAAGCTGGTAAATGAGTTCTTGGCTGATTATCGTTACAGGTCTGATTTATGGCTACATAGCTGTAGAGCAAGGACTAAAGGGTAACGTGCCTATGGCGGTGGTATATAGTGGCTATGCGTTTAGCAATGTAGGGCTTTACATATTAGCCACTAAATAATCACCGCATGAATTACCGCATAATGTGTAACATTTGATACATAAACATTACCATATGTATACATAACGTAACATTTTTATAACTCTAGTGGATCAAATCCTAGCTCATCCGCTACCATCTTGGCTCTGTGTCGGAATGTCTTATCGTGTTTCTGCCATGCAGCTGTGGAGGTATTCCACCGACTAGCGTGAATCATCTCGTGTGCCATGGTACGGATACAGGTTTCGAGCCAGCCACAACGAGCAGCTGAGATAGTAATGACGTGTTCATACTTGTCAGCTCCATCATCATAGAGGTACGTTCCCATCGTATCGGGATCGTGATCCACGATGAACTTTATCTGCTCTGGTAGAGGCATATTCCAATTATCAAAAGGCTTACACACCACAAGCATGGTGTACATATTCTTGAGAATGGTGGATGTGAGCTGGATCATACTTTCATTAATTGACCACGAAAATAAATTAGACCCTCATCCTCATTGATAACCTCTGCCAGCTCTGGGGGCATGAGTTTGCCGTTGATAAAGGTCAATACTGCGTATCCAGCTCTCCAGTTGACCGGGTTGTTCTCGGTATAGCTGAACTGGCTGTCCTTAATACAGGCCATCGTTCCAGTATCTACCCCATATCGTGTGCCGGTGTAGTCTGTCCAAGGGGTTATCTTGAGCGAGTGTAGGTGGCCAGAGACAAAGCTCGTGCCTGACTTCATCGTATTGTTGTAGACCGCATGGATTCCGTTATGCCAGCGGTGTTTAATCATGCAAGTCTGGTTGACCATGATAGACCAGTACCATTTCCAATGAATTGTGTGGTCAGCAATATCAAAACCCTTGATGCCCTCGTACTGTGGGAGGATGTTAGACAGCTTGCCTGAGAATCTTAAATCATGATTCCCAATCGTAATCATCAATTTGCAACCAGCTGGGCGCACAGCCTCAATATCTCCAAGCCTTGCCTGAATCTCATCTAGCTCTTCTTTGACTGTGGGGCCTTTCTGCCAGCCAATGCGGTGATGCGCTGAGATACTAGCGAAATCCGCAATATCTCCATTGAGAATGACAATCTTTGGTTTCAGATACTTTACAAATTGGACAAAGCCTCGGTGAGCTGTCGTAACGTACTCTGGGTTGTAGTGGCAATCAGAGCCAACTAAGATGACACCATTGTCGATGGTGACGTTAGCTTGCATCTGCTCATCGGGAATATAAATCTTAGGCTGGCCAGAGGGTGACAGAGCCTCTAGAATAATGCCATATTTATTTTCTATTATTCTGCGCCTCTTCATAACATTGCGATTGCTAAGACCAATAGCCAAACTTACCTTTTCAGGGGATTGGTGTTCTTTCCAAGCCGCAATAAATTCTTCGTCACTACACGCTTTTCGTACCATGACATACCTTATAATGATAAAGTTAGCTTATATTAACTGAAAAGTGTTAAAAATCAATGGCTAAAACAAAAGAGATGTCAAGTAAGCAGATACCGACTACTGGTATTAGCTTAGATTTTTCCAAATCCCCAGAGGTTTATAAGTTCCTAACGAGCAATGCATTCGTGCGTGGGATGATGGGTCCAGTAGGGTCTGGCAAGTCCTATGCTTGCGCTGCTGAGGTGTTCATCAGAGCCATTCAGCAAAAGCCCTCCCCTATCGATGGTGTCCGATATACCCGTTTTGTCATTGTACGCAATAGCTATCCTGAACTCAAGACAACCACAATTAAGACGTGGCAAGACCTTTTCCCAGAGAATACTTTTGGGCCAATGCTCTATACACCACCGATTACCCACCACATCCGACTACCGGCAAGGGATGGAGCTGCGGGTCTCGATTGCGAGGTAATCTTCTTAGCGCTTGACCAACCGAAAGACGTTAGAAAGCTATTATCCCTAGAGCTAACAGGGGCATGGGTTAACGAGGCACGAGAGTTGCCCAAGGCTGTAATTGATGGCCTTACACACCGAGTAGGTAGATACCCTACCAAGCGAGATGGTGGCGCTAGTTGGCATGGCATCTGGATGGATACCAACCCAATGGATGATGACCATTGGTGGTTTAGGATGGCCGAGAAAGAAAAGATGACGGGACCATATGCTTGGAAGTTTTACAAGCAACCTGGCGGGGTTATTGAAGTCGGCAAAGACGATCTGCCCGAAAACCCAGAGGCCAATGACTGCATCTTCTCAGCGGGTAAGTGGTGGCAGTTAAACAAGAAGGCTGAAAACGTAGCCAATCTACCGGCTGGCTACTATCAGCAGATGCTCTTGGGTAAGAATCTAGATTGGATCAGATGCTACGCAGAGGGCAAATATACCTATGTCCAAGAGGGCAAGTCGGTTTGGCCAGAATATGACGATAACATCATGTCTGGAGAGACAATTTTAGACAACTCTGTGCCGATCCAGATTGGTCTTGACTTTGGTTTAACCCCAGCTGCGGTGATTGGGCAGAGGTTGCCTAGTGGTAGGTGGCAAGTAATTGACGAGATTGTTACCTTTGACATGGGATTAGAGCGCTTTGGCCACCAACTCGTGGCTGAAATCAACGCAAAGTACCCAGGAATGCAAGTATTGGTGTGGGGCGATCCAGCTGGTATGGCTAGAGATGCGATCTATGAGGTAACGGCCTTTGACTTTTTAAGGACTCTTGGCCTCAAGGCACAGCCAACCCCATCAAACGACTTCAAGGTTCGCAGAGAATCCGCTGCTGCGCCCATGCAACGTCTTATTAACGGCAAGCCGGGGCTGATGGTTGACAGCAAATGTAAGCTACTACGCAAGTCTCTGGCGGGTGGCTACCATTTCAAGCGGGTATCAGTCGGCTCTGGTCAGGAGCGGTTTAGGGATAGCCCAAATAAAAACGAACACTCCCACGTTGGTGATGCCTTTGGATATCTCTTGCTCGGTGGCGGTGAATACAAGCGGATGACTCGCCCAGGAGACGTGTCATCAAGAACATATGTAGCCCAGACTGTGGCTAACAGCGACTTTGATATATTCTCAAGATGAAAGTGACTATACCCTACGAGGTATTAAACGAGGAGATGCATCCCAAGAGAGGGGTGTTCTATCTGCCATTCGTTATTGACCACTTTGACCAGCTCGATACCACCCAGCCAGAGCTGTTGGCTGTGGCTAGAGGATATGACCTCAGATCCATGATATACAGCCAATCTATGCTTGGCGCAGCGGTTACCGCTTTCTACCGCAATAAACCGATAGCCATCTTTGGAGTTGTATTCTTTTGGGGTGGAGTTGGCGAGATGTGGAGCATCTTTGATAATCAGGCTAGAGAACACCCAGCATCCATGCTCAGATGTGGCAGATCCTTTGTAGATATCGCAACCAGATATCTCAACTTGCATAGATTGCAAATAACTGTTAGAACTGACGATATTCGGGCAATACGTTATGCGAAAGCATTAAGGTTTGAGACCGAAGCGGTTTTAAAGATGTATGGCCCTGACAAGGTGGATTACTTACTAATGACGAGGTATTAAATGGGTGGACTATTTGGTGGATCTCCAGATACCAGCGGTGCTGAACGAGCAGCTGCTGAGACTAAAGCAGAGAACGAAAGAATTAGGGCGCAAGCTGAAGAAGAAAAGCGACAGCTCGCAGAGCAAAACGCAGCTCGTGCTAAAGCAAGAGTTCGTGGTGGTAGCCGTATGTTGTTATCGGATACACGTTTAACCCCAGAGACAGGCATTCAAACGCTTGGCTCTAACGAAATGAAAGTGAGCTAATCATGGGTGGAGTATTTGGAGGCGGTAGCGCCAAAGCAGTTGCATCACAACCAATGGCAGATGCAGCGGAAGCAGAAAGAAAAGCAGCGGCTCAAAAATCACAAGCAACACAGGCACAGGAAGAGGCTGGCGCAAGAATGCGTGGCGCAAGACGTAGAGGCCGTCAACTCCTTTCTGATTCACGTCTAAACCCAGAGATGGGTATGCAAGAAACACTTGGTTCCAATCAAAACCTATAGAGGATAGATATGCCAGATACAGATAAGATGCAAGCCAAAGTTGCCAAAGTAATGCGTGAGTATTCCAAAGGAAAGCTCAAGTCAAGCTCTGGTCAGAAAGTAAAAACACCAGCTCAGGCAAAAGCAATCGCAATGTCTGAAGGCCGTAAAGCTGGGGGCTACTAATGAAAGAAGTCTGGGATAAAGAAAGACCAAAAGGTTTAGGTAAGCCTGAGAAGTTGTCTCCCATGCAGAAGGCTGCTGCTAAAGCAATGGCCAAGAAAGCTGGTAGACCATATCCAAATCTTGTAGATAACATGAGAGCATCTAAAAAATGAAAGTAGAACTATCGTTTGAGTTTGGCGAAGACCACAAAGGCATGGGCGAGGAAGAGAAGAAGCCTATGAAGTTGACACCATTCCAAAAGAAGGTGGCTAAGATGCTTGCTCAAAAGGCTGGCCGTTCTAAGCCAAACGAGATGGATATGTACAAAGCATCCGAGCTAGAGGATGAAGAAGACTAATGGCTATCATTGTCCAGCGGGAGTCTGATAACACCAAATCAATATTTGTTACACCAACATATATTGATAAGGATGGCAATCAAGTTGTTGCCGGATCAGAGAAGCCATTTGTTATGGCTGACATTAACCATATCAGATTGCATGAAGGCAGAGCCTTTTACGCATATTTTTTAAATGGTGACGCAAACCAATTAGCTGACGATGCATCAATTAATATTGCTGTTGCTTGGGCTACTGGCAAGTATCCTCACCTAGTATTTGATGTTAAGTGTGGCGGTGATGCAGAGTTTACTATTTTTGAAAATGCAACAGTAACTGGTGGCACATCGTTTACAGCAATCAATCGCTATAGGTCATCAGCCAACACAAGCGCAAGTGCAATATTAATTAATCCAACAGTTACCACTACTGGAACACAGTTAACTGGTGAGTTTCTTTCTGGTGGCTCTGGTGGTCAGGCAACTGGATCCGCTGCATTTTCATTCCAATATGTATTGGCTCCGCTAACAACGTATTTGTTTAGATTGACAAACAGAAGTGGGCAAGCGCATATGGCTCACTTAATGATTGAGTGGTACGAATGACATTAAAAAAACATCAAAACCCAAAGGGTGGTCTTAACGAGGCTGGGCGCAAATACTTTGAGCGCAAAGAAGGTGGCAATCTACAGGCCCCAGTTAAGGGTGGAACCAACCCAAGAAGGGTATCTTTTGCTGCTCGCTTTGGTGGGATGGCTGGGCCTTTAGTAGATGAGAAAGGCAGACCAACTCGCTTAAAGAAAGCGTTGCAAGCGTGGGGATTCGGTAGCAAAGAGGCAGCTCGTAACTTTGCAAATAGACACAAAAAGGATTGATATGGCTGAAATGACAGAATTATCTCCAGCTGAAGAAAAATCATTTCTATCTTGGATAAAAGGTACTGAATGGTTTAAAGAGTACGTCAAAGAATATGACGAGGCTCCAGACCTAGATACGACAGATTACGACTATCGAGCTGCTTGGAAGGCTGGCATTAGACCAGAAAGAGACCCATACGATAAAAATAAATTCCATTGGCCATCATCTGATGAAGGTGGAAAGATGTTGAAATCTGAAAGCCACCCAACAGCATGGAAGGAATATTTCATGCGTGAAACAGGAAAAAATCCTGACGAGGTTGGCATAACAAAAGCAGATTATGAGAGGCTTGAAAAAGCTGGAAGATTAAGAGGTAGAACAATGTTAATGGATTCGGAGATTGAATAATGGCTGAAATGATGAGATTAAAACCCGAAGACATCCTCAAGCGCCACGATATTGCGTTGCGTAAGAAAGAGGATTTTAGAGACCTATACGATGAGGCATATGAGTTTGCTCTGCCACAGCGTAATCTCTATGACGGCTATTATGATGGTAAGGTTGGCGGTGCTAAGAAGATGAATCGTGTGTTTGATGCAACCGCTATTAATTCAACTCAGCGCTTTGCCAACCGCCTACAATCAGGAATATTCCCGCCACAGCGTAAATGGTGCAGATTAGAAACTGGACCAGATATTCCAGAAGACCGCAAGGCAGAGGCCTCAGCAGCTCTTGATATCTATGCAGACAAGATGTTTGCAACTCTCAAGCAGTCTAACTTTGACATTGCGATGGGTGAGTTCTTGCTTGACCTAGCAGTTGGTACAGCAGTAATGATGGTTCAGCCTGGTGATGACACATCACCAATCAACTTCATTCCTGTGCCACAGTTTTTAGTTGCCTTTGAAGAGGGCGCTAATGGTCAGGTAGACAATGTATACAGACGTATGCGTATTAAGGGCGAGGCAATCATTCAGCAATGGAGAGATGCCACAATCCCATCAGACCTACAGCAGAAGATTGACCAAAAGCCAACAGAAGACTTTGAGTTGATTGAGGCTACAGTATTTGATCCAAAACGTGGTGACTTTTGCTATCACGTTATCCACAAAGAATCTAAGCAAGAGTTGGTCTATCGCAGACTCAAGAAGAGTCCTTGGGTAGTCAGTCGCTATATGAAGGTGGCCGGTGAGATATATGGCAGAGGCCCATTGATTACTGCGTTGCCTGATATCAAGACATTGAACAAAACACTAGAGCTAGTATTAAAGAATGCATCTTTGGCTATATCTGGTGTGTATACAGCTGCTGACGATGGAGTTCTTAACCCAGCAACTGTCAAGATTATCCCAGGAGCAATCATCCCTGTAGCCAGAAACGGAGGCCCACAGGGCGAGTCACTAAAGCCATTGCCACGAGCTGGTGACTTTAATGTGGCTCAGATTATCATGGGAGACCTACGAGGGAACATCAAGCGCATACTGTTAGACGAGAGTTTGCCTCCCGATAATATGTCTGCTCGCTCCGCAACTGAAGTCGTAGAACGTATGAAGGAGTTGAGTCAGAATCTTGGATCTGCATTTGGCCGATTGATTAATGAGACCATGATTCCGCTTGTATCTAAGATACTGCAAGTAATGGATGACAGAGGCATTATCGATATGCCTTTGCGTGTGAATGGTCTAGAGGTAAAGGTAGCACCAGTTGCCCCATTAGCTATGGCTCAGAATATGGAAGACGTAACCAACGTCATGCAGTTCGTGCAGATGGCTCAAGGCTTTGGACCAGAGGGCCAAGCAACACCTAAGATGGGCGAGATTACAGACTACATTGCAGACAAACTAGGCATCCCATCAAGGTTGCGTAATGACTCAGCAGAGCGCCAATACAATCTCCAGCAGATTGCTCAACAGGCATCTCAGGTTGCCGAGCAAAACCCAGAGGCTGTACCAGAAATGCTGAAAATGGCTGGAGGCTAATAGATGAATGTTGACGGATGGGCTGGCTTAGAAAGTGTAGTTACAGATATTCGTGATGTTGACCAATCAGTAGAAGACCTAAACAAATTATGCCTCCGAGTTCTCAGCTCAGAGGATGGCGAAAAACTAATGAAGTGGTTAAGAGCCACTTTGTTAGAGCAGCCAGTTGCCTTGCCTGGCGCTGATCCTAGTTATGCTTTTTATCGAGAAGGACAAAACAGCGTGATTCGGGATCTTGAAGCAAGGATTAATAAAGCGAGGAAAATGTAAAAATGGAAACTACCGAAGCAGTCCAGCCCACAGAGGATGGTGGCCTACTGGACTCAGTAACAACTGAGGACAGCCAAGGTACAGAGCAGCAAAACCCAGAAGCATCACAGATATCTCATTTAGCAGAGCAAGAGGATGACACTCCGCTAGACAGGCCTGATTGGTGGCCTGAGAACTTTTGGAAGAAAGACGATGCAGCCCCCGATCTTGAGGGCATAGCAAAATCGTGGATGGACTTGCGTAAGCAGATATCGCAAGGCAAACACAAAGCTCCAGCAGATGGCAAATACGATGCATCCGCATTTGGCGCAATTCCAGAGAATGACCCAGTTCGTAGCCACGTCTTGGATTGGGCTAAAGAGAATGGGATATCGCAACTCGCCTTAGATAGTTTGGTTGGCAAAGTGGTTGGCATGAGTGCAGAGAAAGTAGAAACTGTCACTAGATCACTTGCTGAAGAAAAGGCAGCTCTTGGTCCTAACGCAGATGTCATTATTAAAGGAATGACAGATTGGGCTAGAGGCCTTGTAAACAAAGGAGTTTGGGGTAAAGATGACTTTGAAGAGTTTAAGTACATGGGTGGTACAGCCAAGGGCTTAAAGGCTTTGATGAAATTGCGTGAGACTTATGAAGGCTCTCGTATCCCCACCGAGTCAGTACCCATTGAAGGTGCGCCATCGAAAGATGAGTTGTACCAGATGGTTGGCGATCCTAAGTACAAGACAGATCCAGCCTACCGAGCCAAAGTTGAGCGAATGTTTGCTCAGAATTTCGGCTAAAATAAGGAATCTCCTCACGAGAGTGACCCTCCCCCCGGTGCAGTTTGCCGGGGGTTTTTCATCAACATTTAGTAAAAATTAAAAATATGCAACTAGATGTTGTATTTTTTCTACAATTCTGCTAGAAACTCATTTAAGGCATACCATTTAATTGGCCCTTGATGCAGATGAATCTGACGATTGGCTGACGTAATTAGCAAGCATAGGCCCTGACAACAGGCACACCAAAGCAAAAACCTATTTTATTTTTTTACCTTTTTAGGAGAAACACATGAGCATTTCATTATCTAATGCCTTTGTAACTCTATTTGATGCTGAGGTAAAACAGGCCTACCAGGGCAAGGCAATGCTGGTTGGTGCTGTTCGTCAGCGTCGTGGAGTAGAAGGTTCTACTGTTAAGTTTCCAAAAGTTGGCAAAGGTGTGGCTACCCCACGCATTTCTCAATCTGATGTAACCCCATTAAACGTAGCATTCTCAAATGTTACTTGCACCCTATCTGACTACAATGCAGCTGAGTACAGCGACATTTTCAGCCAGGCTAAAGTTAACTTTGACGAGCGCCAAGAGCTTGTACAAGTTTTGGGTAACGCTATTGGCCGTAGACAAGACCAGTTGATTCTTGATGCTTTAACAGCATCTAGCACCAGCTTGACTGTTTCTAACGATATCGGTGGTAGCGATACCAACATGAACGTAGCCAAGTTGCGTGAAGCTAAGAAGTTGTTGGATAAAAACAACGTACCTCCAGAGGGCCGTCACATTATCCTCCACGCAAATGGTTTGGCATCGTTGTTGTCTGAGACAGCAGTAACCAGCTCTGACTTCAATACTGTTAAAGCACTTGTTGCTGGTGAAATCAATACGTTCTTGGGCTTTACTTTCCATATCCTTGGTGACCGCTCTGAGGGTGGCCTAGCAGTTGATGGTTCTTTAGACCGCACTTGCTTTGCTTTCCACAAAGATGCCATCGGCTATGCAGAAGGTATTGCTCCACGCACCGAAGTTAACTACATCCCTGAGAAGACCTCGTTCCTCGTGAACAGCTTGTTCTCAGCCGGTGCAATTAACATCGATGATGAGGGTATTGTCAAAATCACCGCTCGTGAATCTTAATCTAAGGAGAGACTGATATGGCATATTCTGCTGATGGTTTAGTAACTGTATGTGCATCGAAGGCTGGTAATGCTCCATCGATGTATTTGTATAAAACTGCTGATACCCAAGCTACTGTTAACACAGTTGGTTATTTTGCAGCGTTGAAAGACATGGTTAAAGTTGGTGACATTCTGTTTGTATATGACACCACAACTCCAAGCCTAGTCTTGACATATGTAAACTCGGTAACGTCATCAACTGTTGATATTGCTGATGGTACAACTGTAAGTGCAACCGATACTGACTAATAGTATCTAGTATCAAGGTGGGCTATTGCTGGCAAAACTGGCGATAGCCCATTCTTACATTGGAGATTTAAATGGCAGCTGGCGATACCGCACTATCAATATGTTCTGATGCTTGCGTGATGTTAGGCGCAAAGCCTATCTCCTCATTTGACGAGGGAACTGATGAGGCATCGATTGCTGACCGCTTGTATGCGGATATTCGCAATCAAGCCTTAATACTTTACCCTTGGTCATTTAGCTTTAAAAAGACCTCTATTGCTCGATTGGTGACAACTCCTACCAATGAGTACCGCTACGAATATCAATTGCCTGGAGACCGCTTAGGCGCTCCTAGAGCCGTATATGATACAAACGCTGTTGGCATCCCACCACGCAAAGAATACAGAATCATGGGCAGCAAGTTATTGACTGACTATGAAGAGGTTTATATTGATTATCAATATGCCGTACCCGAATACGATATGCCCAGTTATTTTGTGCAGTTGCTCAAATATATGATGACTTGGCATCTTGCTTTACCTATTACGGATCAAACCGAGAAGAGCCAGTATTGGCAGTCTGTCGCTATTGGATCACCAGCAGAGAATGGCAGAGGTGGATACCTAAGACAAGCCATGAATATTGATGGCCAAGGACAGCCAACAAACGCTATTAATGATTTCTCACTTATTGCTGTGAGGTATTAATGGCTCGCTTTGTCTCTATCCAGACAAACTTTTCTACAGGCGAGTTAGACCCATTGCTCCGAGCAAGGGTTGATTTAGCAGCCTACGCTAACGCATTAGAAGAGGCCACCAATGTGGTCTGTCAGCCACAGGGTGGCATTAGACGTAGACCCGGCACAAAGTACATCGCATCACTACCAAACAGTAGCACAGAGTCAGCCGGTAACGGCACACGTTTAGTTGAGTTTGAGTTCAGCACATCTGATTCCTATATGCTTTGCTTTACGCATAATCGGATGTATGTATTCAAAAACAAGAATCAGATTACCAACATCAATGGCTCTGGCAACCCATACCTTGATACATCATCACTTGGGTTAACTGGCACACGTTTAGCTAATATTGTATGGACTCAATCGGCAGACACGTTGATTGTGGTTCATCCTGACATTAATCCAATTAAGATTGTTAGGGGTGGCACAGATGCAACTTGGACAGGATCTGCTATTACGTTTGATTCCATTCCAAAGTATGCGTTTACAGCATCGTTTAGCAATCCAGCCGGTACGCTAACACCATCTGCTGTATCGGGCAAGATTACATTGACCGCATCGTCTAGCGTGTTTACTGCTGGCAGCGTTGGTCAATATGTCAACGCAACTCCACAAGGCAGAGCCAAGATTGTTAAGTACACATCTGGCACGTCAGTTGATGCAATTACTGAGTTCCCATTTTTTAACACATCAGCCATTGCTAATGGCTCATGGGAATACGAATCAGGCTATGAAGATGTTTGGTCAAGCGGTAAAGGCTGGCCACGCTCTGTAACATTCCATGAGGGCCGTCTGTACTTTGGTGGATCGAAGTCTCGCCCATCAACCATATGGGGTTCTAAGGTTGGATTGTTCTTTGACTTTGACCCAACAGAGGGTTTGGATGATGATGCGGTAGAGGCAACTCTAGACACCAATACATTTAACGCTATTGTTGACATTATCTCTGGCCGAGACTTGCAAGTGTTTACTACAGGAGGTGAGTTCTATGTTCCCCAAAATGGTCTTGACCCAATTACTCCAACGAATTTCTTTGTTAAAACAGCAAGCCGTAACGGCATTAAAGAAGGCATTCGGGTTCAGCAGTTAGAGTCTGGTACATTGTTTGTACAGAGACAAGGAAAGGCATTAAATGAGTTTGCTTATACTGATACGCAACTTACATACGTCACACAAAAGATATCGCTTCTTGCTGGGCATCTCTTACGGACTCCATCTCGCATGGCTTTGCGTAGGTCTGTGGCTACTGACGAAAACGACTTACTGTTAATTACTAATAGCGATGACGGCACAATGGCCGTATTCTCGTTATTAAGAGCGCAAAACGTAATCGCTCCATCAGAGTTCACTACAGTTGATGGATCCTTTGTTGATGTGGGTGTGGATATTTCAACCATCTACACAATAGCAAAGCGCAATGTAAACGGCACATTCCAATACTACGTTGAGGCTTTTGACAATGATTTGTTAACAGACTCATCTAAAACTGGTGGAGCTGCTGCATCCGTCTCAATGAGCCATGTAGCTACAGAGACAGTTAACGTCATTCTTGATGGATCTGTACAAGCTAATCAAGCAGTACCAGGCGGTGGCACAGTCACATTCCCACGCTCATCGGCTACAAAATACGAGGTTGGCTTGCCAATCACAGTACGAGCTGTAACCATGCCAGTTGACCTAAAGCTACAGACAGGCACACGCATTGGATTTAAGAAAAGAATTGTTGAGGTTAACGCATTGGTTGCCAATACCCAACACTTAAAGATTAATACAATCCAAGTACCATTCAGAGCGTTTGGCGATATTCTTGATGAGGCAGTTGACGAATACACAGGCACAAAGACATTGCATGGCATATTGGGTTATACGACAGAGGGTAAGATTACAGTTGAGCAAGACGTGCCATTAAAAATGACCTTGCTCGGTTTAGAGTACAAAGTAGCAACACATCAAGGAACTTAATATGAGATTTTCTAGACAAGACCTTAAAAACTTTGATGGCCCAATCGGTGATCCATTTAATGGCCCAGCCGTAAACAAGCATATTGGACAGAAATATCAAGACCCAGTAACGGCTACTGTTATTGCTGTTTCTTTGACCGCTGTTAGTGCTTATGGATCTATTAAAGCTGGCCAAGATAAAAACAAAATGTATCAGATGCAAGCCAAGCAAGCAGAGGTTGAGTCTGACCGCAAAGCTGTGCAATATGAGTTACAGGCTAACGAGATCCTTAGACGTACCAACCAAACTAACGCAGCTGTAGTGGCTCGTGGTTTTGCTGGTGGCACACAAGGCTTTGAGGGATCGGCTGGATTGATACAGCAAGTCAACAATACTCGTGGTGGCAAAGAGTTTGTGTTTGCTTTACAAAATGCAGACATGGCAAAGCGTAGCGGTCTTATCCAAGCAAGTCTATATGAAGGGGCTGGGAAAATTGCTGAACAGGCTGGCTACTTTGATGCTGCTGGAAAATTAGGTTCTGCTGCATACATGGGTGGCAAAATAGTTTAAGGACAATATATTAATTATGGCTGAACTTCCACGCTACCAACCAACTGGCTATCTGCCAGCAGATATACCACGTCTAGACTTTGCCAATATTAAAGAGCAAGTGGCAATGACTCAGGGTATTAATTCTGCCTTGGATCGATTGGCTGGATTTGCTTTTAAAGAAGCTGCAGAAAGAGCGCAACGAGAAGGCGCTCAATATGGTGTAGAGAACGCACCAACAATGGAGCAAGTATTAAAAGCACAAGAGGCTGGGCAAACACCACAAGAGCTGTTTGCTAAACCAGGCACATACTTTGGCGATGCAGCTAGAAAAGTTCAAGCACAACAAGTTCGCATTGATTTTGAAGCAAAAGCTAGACAAAACTTAGATGCAGTAAGTGCTGCCATTGATTCTGGAGCATTTGACTTAAATCAAATACAAACTGAAATAAAAGCCATTACTACTAAAAATGGTAGCTATCGAAAGGTACTTGCATCTGTAGATGCTGATGAGGCCTTGAAGTTTAGCGCATCAATAACAAGCGCTGGTAATGCTGTATACAAAAAAGCAACAGATCAATATTTAAAATTGGTTGGAATGCAAAACGAAAGGTTGGTTACCGAATCTCTTAATTCGTATTCAACAATGATTGCAGACGTCTTAAAAGCAGAGCAAGATCCAACAATGCTTGCAGAAAGAATTAAGGCTGAAGAATATAGTGCAATTAAATTAATAGAAAGAAGTTCAAGGCCTGAGTTTGTAAAACAAAAACGAGATGAGTTACAAGATAAGATTTATTCTAATATTGTTGACCACCTTATTGACTCTAGCCCAAACGCAACACAGGCTTTATTAAAGTTGCAAAAGGGAGATGTTGGCAACCTAAGTGAATTGTACAAAGGCCTAGACAAAGACAAGTTGGGTGCTATGTTTTTAAAGAGAGCCACAGAGAGAGCTAGTTCATTAAGTGCTGCTAAGAATATTGAGAAGTTGGGCAACGAAGAAATGGTAAACGATCTGTTGATTGAGTATCATAACCCAGCCACTAACGCAATAAGAAAACGTGATATTGGTTTAAAAATAGCAAAATCAAAAGTACTGTCAATAGAACAAATGGAAAAGTTCTTAAATCCATCATCAGATGGTGACTCTGCTGTTTTCTCAAATATAAGCCTACAAGTCAGAACTGGTGTTATTACTGATTTGAATGATTTGCGTAAAATATCTGCTAGAGCCGGAATAAGTGGAAAGCAACTTGCTGATCTATCCAAACAGCTAATAGATAGAACCGAAAAAGATGAAGGACAGGCAGCTGCCATAATCCGCAGAAACGCTGGATTGCCGGATGTTAGCGTTGGTAAAAACAAAGCCAATGCTCATGCTTTCGCTAAAGAGGCAAAGATAACCGAATACTATAACGAGGCTAAGAAAGCACAGCTATTAGATACTGGTTCATTTGATCCAAAATCTGTTGCTAGTGTTGCTATACAAAGATACGAAAATGAAGACAAAGCTAACATTGTAAAAAATAAAGCAAGAACAGATATTTCTAATGTTGTTAAAACATTAGTCAGTAAACAAAAAGTTAAAGAAGGTTTTGTGATTGATGAAAGTACTAGCCTAGATGACTTGCGTCAAAGAAAAATTATTGATGAGAGTCAGTACAATTATTTAATTGGTTTACAAACTATATTGCAAGCACAATAATGGCATACACTAAATTTGAACAAACCTACGTTGATGCATATTTAAACAATATGTATCCAGATGTTGAGGAAGAACAACCTCAAGATACTATGCTGGCCTCAGCACCTACTACCGAGCCTACTGGTCAAGTTACTGTGTCTGGATTTAAGCCACAGCAAGTTAGGACAGATGTTCAGCCAGAGCTTGGTGTAGCTAGACCTATTCCACAGAATAAAGCCCAAGAGGCATTGGGATACATTGGTGAGTTGCTAACTAAGGCTGGTGTACAACTTGATAAGGTTGGTTTAGATATACCAGTATTGGGAAGGATATCTCTCAAAGATTTAACTGTTGGAGAGTCTGGCAAAGTATTAGAGGATATGGCTCTAGGCTTTTATCCTGTTGAGGGAGCTGGTGGTTTTATCTCTGGCACAACTAGGATTAAACCTGATCCAGCGCTAGAGCTTTTAAATATTGCGCCAATTGCTGGAGCAGCTGCAAAGGTTGTTGGTAAGGGTGTTGTTAAAGGTGCAACTAAAGCAGTACAGGCTACCAAGGGTATGCCAGTTGGCATGAGTACGCAGATGGTTGGCGAAGGTGTTAGCGAGCTTGGATTCTATTCAGCAGCTAAAGAGGCTGTAGATTCTATTCAGCAACCAAAGGGAACTGGCGAGCAATTCCTAAAACAGATTGAAAAGACTCCCGGAGTTAAACCAGAAGAGATTAAGTGGACAGGTTTGGATGACTTCTTAAAGTCTAAGAAGTCTGTAACCAAGGCTGAGGTTCAAGAGTACCTAGATAAGAATCGAGTTGAGGTTAAAGAATTTAGTCTTGGTGGAAGCGTTGGCAAAATAGTTGAAAAAGATATCAATGATGCTATTGGAGATTTAGGATATCAAGCTCAATATGATAGAGTTAACGACACATACAAATACATAGCCCCAGACGGACAAGAGTTGCGCTATGTACAGTTGCCTAAGAATGTGGCAGATCGACTTGAAAATGTTGACTTTGCCCCAGCCGTTGATGATTCAACTAAATTCTCTAAATACACCCTACCAGGTGGTGAGAACTACAGAGAGATATTGCTGACTTTGCCAGCTAAAGGAAATGCAAGAGATGCCTTGGGTGGCGCTCCAAATGAATTAACTCCATCACAAGCTGCAAAAACAATTGGTATGTATGAAAGTGATTTTGCTGAGGGAACAACAGTATTGCACTATCCATCAGGAGCATATATTGAAAAGTTGCCAAATGGCGAATATTACGCAATGGTTGATAGGAGTGATATAACTTCTAAAAATCTAGAAGAGGTAGAAAAGTTTATTGCATCATCAAAACTTTTTAATGAATTGCCACAAAATGCTAACAAAGATTATTTTGGGTCTCACTTTGACCAGCCAAACGTCCTTGCCCATATGCGAGTCAATGACCGAGTAGATGCTGACGGCAAGAAGGTTCTATTTGTTGAAGAGGTGCAATCTGATTGGCATCAAGCTGGGCGCAAGCAAGGGTATAAAACAAAACTTTCAAAAGAAGAAACTGCTGAACTTAAAGATTTACGCAAAAAAGAACTTGACGGAGATGGTTTGTTATTTTCTGATGATGCAGATAGGCTTACTGAACTTGAGAAAAAAATAGAAAGTGGTGTACCAGACGCACCATTCAAAACCACATGGCATGAACTTGCTATGAAACGTGCTATTCAGTTAGCGTCAGAAGGCGGCTATGACCGAGTAGCGTTTACTACTGGCAAGACTCAGGCGGCTCGTTATGACTTGAGTAAGCAAGTAAAAATGATTAGCGCAATGCCTGACAAAAATGGTACATATAACATTTATATTGAAGGCAACAATGGCGATGCCTTATTTAGAAATCAAAATGGATTTGGCGAATATGGTCAAAAAATTGTAACTCCAGAGGAGTTTGAGGAGTTAGTAGGTAAAGATGTTGCCAAAACAATTATGCAAAAATCTGATGAACTTAATCGTGGCAAGGTAAGTAAAGACCAATTTAAGTTTTATGATTCTAAGCCAGCAGATTTAACTATTGGCGGTGAAGGCATGAAAGGTTTTTATGACCAAATCCTACCTAAGTTTTTAGACAAGTACGCTAAGAAGTGGGATGCTAAAGTTGGCATGACAGACATAATTACCCAAAAAGCTAGTGACAATTATCCACCAAATATTAGGCGGCTTGAAGGTGGCCCAGTTAAAAAAGGAATAGATAAGTTTGAGTCTGTCCAGTACATTGACATTACCCCTAAAATGAAAGAATCTGTTTTAACTAAAGGTCAACCATTATTTGCTGTAGGTGGAGCTGGCGCTGCAATGCAACAAGAGGATAATAAATAATGTCTATAAAGCCATTAAACGAGCGGTTAGATGAGTTGGCTGGTCAAGGTGAGGTGCAACCTAAGCCAGTAGTTGAAATGCCAAAGGAGGGCGCTGGAATCAATTTACAGGATGTCCAGCCTCTTGATTTTGAGCCAAGCGATATTGACGAATCACAGTCTATTCAAGTCGCTGGCAAGTTCACCCCCTTTGAAAACATTGCTAAGATGTTTAGCAAAGAGACCAAGGGCTTGGCAAACAAGGGGAAGAATGCGGTAGACGAGGTTGTTCCACCAGAAATAATTAAGCCAGATACCACAGATGTACCATTAAAAGTACCCAAAGCTAAGGGCATAGAGCAACCCATATCAATCCAAAAGTTTGAGGAGGCTTTGCCCCTTGCTAAGACTGAGGGTGTGCCACCAGAGCTATTACAAAACCTTAACCGCATTGAGGGGCCAGATGACCTCAAGCGTGTAGCAGATGCAATCAATAGAGCATCAGGCATTGAGGTAGAAAGAACCACCTTTGAGCAGTTGCAAAAGTTAGCCGTAGAGCGTGGCTTTGGCACATCGTTTATTCGGGAGATGGAAGACCTTAAATCTCTGTATGGTGACTTGCCTATTGACTATATGCGGTTTAGGTTTGCAGCGCACAATAACGTCTCCCAGTTTTACGAAACAATGCAGAAGTCTGCTCTTGATCCTAACAACCAAGAGTTAAAGGCCGAGCTGCTTTATCGTTTAAATCTACAAAGTGCAATCCTAGAGTCTGGTATATCTATCAGAACTAAGGCTGCACAAACAACCGCATCCGGCAACATTGTTATACCAGCTCCAGATTCTGATGAAATGAAGAGGTTGCTTGCTGATCCAAAGGTTGATGAGGGGCTAAAGGATTTGATGGGCGCAATGGATAACTTGCTTGAGACATCCTCAAAAGAGGGTCTCTTAAACAAAGTATCTAAGGTTGGACTTTTGCGTGATCTGTGGGATTTAACATACAAAAATGGATTGCTATCTGCAACAGGCACACACCTTATTAACCTAAGTTCAAGCGTAACATTTATGGCTAGTACATTAGCGACTAGACAGTTGGCTGGAATTGCTGGATCGATTAAACGTGGATTTGGATTACAGGCAGAGGTTGAGATAGGCGAGGCTGCATCTGCACTAGCCGCAGTAACTCACACCTGGAGAGATGCGTTACGTCTTGGTTGGGTTGCTTTAAAAACAGGAACCACCAGAGAAATGCGTGAGGGTCAAGACGTGCTTAGCGATGCCGGTGTTAAGTTTGAGGTGCAGTCTGGTAAGTTTAATGCTAAAGACTACGGACCACCAACTGGTTACTTTAAAAAGTTTATTACTGAGCCTTTAGGAATAGAAGACGAAACCTACTATAAAGCCATAAATTCATACGCAACATTTGTATCATTGCTAGGCAATAGACCAATTATGGCAATGGATGAGGTAACTAAGTTTCTTGGTTACAGAGCCGAGCTTTATACGCAAGCCTATAGGGCATCAGAGCAAGCCAGGCGCCAAGCAAGGTTAGATGGAAAATCTAGTGACGAGATAGAAGAGATTGGTCTAAAAGCCATGAGCGACATCTTTGTAAACACACCAAAAGCAATTGATGAGGCAGCCACAGATTTTAGCCATATGTTGTCATTTAGCAGAAAGCTAACTGGCGCATCAAAAGCAATACAAGAGTTAGCCCAAGAAAGCCTGATTGGCAGAATTAATTTGCCATTTGTTAAGAGTCCAATCTGGGTTACTAGCGAATCAATGCAAAACAGCATGATTGCCCCGCTATCAAGTCAATGGCGAAAAGATATGGCAGCTGGTGGCGCAACTCGTGAGCTTGCTATGGCCAAGTGGGCAATGGGTTCTGGAATTATGATAGGCGCTGGATCTTATGTTGCGGATGGTAGGATAACTGGCGGTGGCCCAGCCAACCAAAACCTAAGAGCGGTTTATTTGGCGAGTGGGTGGAGGCCATACTCGTTTGTGTTTTCTGATGGCGAGTGGGATCAGGAGTTTGTTGCTTTCCTTGGTAAGATGCGTATGGATCCATCGATTGGACAGGATGGGAAACTATATGTTCCATTCAGGGGCTTAGATCCTATAGCTGGTTCATTGGCTATGGTGGCTGATGCGGTTGAGTACGCAAGGTACGAGGATGACCAAGACCTAGTAGCACAAGTTGTGCTTGGTGCTGTATGGGGCCTTTACAATTACGTTGGTCAGCAACCTTGGTTAACAGCTCTAAGCTCTGTAACTGGTGCGTTCTCGTCAACCATAGAGAATCCCAAGGCATCGTTTAAGGCAGCCATAGAGTCCATTTTATCTGGTGGCGCAACATACGCAATAGAGGGTTCTCCGGCTGGTATATTCAGCTCGGCTAGAGGTGCGGTTGCAAGGATTGTAGATCCAGCGGCAAAGGATGTGGCAGCCGATCCAAACGAAGACATGATAACTAAGGCTGCTCGTCAAGCCATAAACAAATACAGATCCAAGACCCCAGGACTTTCTAAGGATTTGCCTGATCGGTATGATATGTTTGGTGATCCAGAGTACAGGGATGACCCATCTAATCCAGGGCTATCCTCTCTGTCTGGCATTAGGTATCAAGAAAGCAAGCAAAGAACATCCGACAAGATAATTATTTCTTTGGGTCTGCCAATTCAAAAGCCAAAGCGCATCATTGATGTTGGCGATGTTAAGGTAAAGATTACACCAGAGGAATACCAATACTGGTTAAGCCGAATTGGCAAAGTAAAGATTGGCGATAACAATGTGCAAAAAGCCATTGTTGAAACAGCCAATATGCCTGGCTTTAATTCTCTTGGGAAAAATGAGAAACAAGAGACTATTAGAGAGGTATACAGAGAATTTGTTAACTTAGCAAAAGAGGATTTGCTTGAGCGTTTCCCAGCGATATCTATTAGGGCGCAAGAGGCTGAGGCAAAGCTACCGATTTATGGTGTACCAAAATAACGTAGTAGATTTTTATTCAAAAATCAATTAGATTAGGGAAATATTATGGCTGATTATGCGATATCTAACGTAGCAAGACGTGTGGTCTACACCAATACTGGTGTCGGGCCATACTCGTTTACGTTTGAAATTCTTGCCAATACCGATATCGCTGTATATCGGGGCAGTACATTACTGACTCTGACCACAGATTACAGCGTAACCATCAATGCTAACGGCACAGGATCAATTACCTTAGTAACCGCTGGCACAGGCAATATTACGATTGTTGGCGCAAGAGCAATTCAACGCACTAGCGACTATACGACAGGCGGTGATTTGTTCGCCAGCACCCTTAATACTGACCTAGACTCACAGACTATCTACGCACAGCAAGTAGCCGAGACCGCAGAGCGTGGCCTCAAGGCTCCAGTAGTAGATCCTACAGACATCAACATGACCTTGCCAGCTAAGGCAACTCGTGCTGGTACAGTCCTAGCCTTTAACGCAA